TCTCCAACAATTTGTGACTTACCATCTTTACTTTCAGTAAGTTGAATTCTGAAGAATCCTTTTAATGTTTGTTTTTCCATAATATTGTAAAAAATAAACTTAATAATAATTTTTACAATTTCAATACGTATCTAAATAACTTCAACCTTCAGTAAGTTAAATCAAGAAACTATTCTTTTCTATAACTTTTTATGGAAGGAGCTTTTTCAAAGGCTTTAGTTTTCCCTAAAGTAACCTTCTTAATGAAATCTCCAGTAACTACATTCCTTGCTGTTCCAGAATCAACTAGACCGAAAGCAACGTTATTACTTACTTCGATTATCTCACCTCGTGAGTAATCTTGATATTCTTTTAATAGTTTAACTTTTTTCATAATATTTTCCTAATTTAACTTACTGAAGTGAGATACCTATGGGGTAAATATCTCATCAGTAAGTATTTAACTAATCAATCGTCTAAGGAATTAGAACTAGAGCTCGACAAGCAGCACCTAATACAACATTACCAGCGATTCGAGAAACAACTCTAATCGCAGTTTGGTCACGAGTGAAGGCAGTTTCAGTATCTTGTGATATTTTAACTGTCATCTTTTGTCTATCTCCTAACCAGTAAGTTTTCATTAAGTCACCGAAATAAATTTGAGCTTCTGACAACTCATTAGTTTCGATAACTGGATAACCCATAAATGTAGGAGCTAATCCTACTGCTACTGGTTCTGACCAATAATAATTGTTTTGAGTATTCTTCAATTTTCTTAACTCTCTAATGTTTGCTCTGTTCACATAAATCTTTGCAGATTTTTGATACTTAGCTGGCAAATCATATAGAAGGTCAATCATATTGTCGATTGAAAGGTTTCCAGAACAGTCCCTTGATGCAATTGCTCCAGTCCCTTCGGCTGTTACGATTCCAGTAGGTTCTGTAGTTCCGTTACCTCTCCAAACAACTCTATCTTCTTCAACTCCGATAGCTTCAGAGAATAGTCCTATAATGAAGTTTACGATATCAATTTCAGACGCATCATCAATCAATTCATCAGAAGCATAAAGGATAGCAGCCATTTTCTTTACAGTCAAAGTGATTTGACCAAAATGGGCTGTTGTTGTTGATTTAGTAGCATTTTCTTCCGTCCATGTTACTTGTGGTCGTGAGGCTAATGAAGGCATGTTCATAACATCTCGCTTCATTGGAATAACGGTCACATCACTTCTCATTCTATGAGAATCTTCAGCTATATCTCTAATGATTTCATATCTAAATTCATCTGGGAATAAAAATCCTCCATCAGCGGCAGTTCCTTCAGATAAAGCTTTCAAAACTGGTTCGTTATTTCGAATCATTGCTTGGAAGAATCCTGTGATTTTTTCCTTAGTTGTCATTTCACTGACATCTTTCTTCATTAAAGTTTCTAAGTCAATTAAAGCAGAATCTTTTGTATCAACAACTGTTTTTGAGGCAGTAGTTAATTCATCTAACTTTGCATTAATTTTATCTAAACCTAATGAAGCAACAATCTTCTCTGTAGCGACTTCAATTTTGTCGTCAATATCATCAGCAGGAACTTCTGCTGGAGTTTCTTCAACTACAGGAACTTCTTCAACAACTTCAGCAGGTGTTTCTACAGGTGTTTCCACAGCAGGAACTTCTTCTGAAGGAGTTTCATCAACTTCCTTTAGTTCATAGAACTTATTTCCGATTTTCATTTTTTTCATATTTTTTCAAAAGTATATTGGTTAATAATTTTATAAAGGCATATACTTGAGTATTTCTTTATCTTCTCGACCTATTATGGTCCCATCGGCTTTATGATATAAATATCTTTACCGACCATTATATGTTTATTTAATTCCTGCTTTCTTTCTATCACACAGGGTCTTATTGCTTGACTTTGAAATGCTTTGCAATGTCTTTGTAAGCATATCTCCATCATTTAATTTTTTGGTTGTTTCGTTATCTTCTATTTCCTTAACTGCAATCGACAAGTCTTCCATAAACTTTTCTGTAGTATCTTCTTCCGATTCTGACTTATCTATTCCTATAACATCTTGTAAAGCATCTCTAGCTATTACTAATGTTTTCATATTCTTTTTAGAAATAACTTTTCCTTCCTTTTCTATTATAGCAAAACTTTTGTTACTTTGTCTAATGGTATTTATCAACTCCTTCTGTTCTGTCATTTTTTCTAGACTTTTTAATAAAGCTTCACTCATTTCTATTCCTTCATCTCCAGCAATATCTTTCGCATATTCTACTAACTCTTTAATATGAGCACCTGACAATCCTTCAGTCAATTCAGCAATACTATCTGCTGTTTTATCATCTACTTCTGCCCATTTCTGAATCATTTCAGAACGAATTTCCTTTGTTGGTAAATCGTAATTTAATATTTCATGGAATCTCCCTGGTCTATCTAATAGAGCATCAGGCAAATCTTGTGGGAAGTTAGATGTTAAAATTGTAAGCACTTTATTATTTTCGTGCATACCATCTAATTCAGTTTTTAGTGTATCAATCGCATATCCTTTAATCCAGTAATCAATATCTTCCATAAATAATACTGAAGGTCCTAAATCTCTTGCTAATTGGAATCCCATTTTCAAAGCAGTAACAGCTCCTACTCTATCCATATCTTTACTTGATATCCAAATAAATGTTGCATCTGTATTATCCATTAGAATTTTTCCTGTCATTGTCTTTCCAGTTCCAGGAGGACCAACGAATAACAAACCTCTACTCTTGTTAGAAGTTGGTTCTAATACTTTCATTCCTCGTTTAACAGCTTTAATATTCTTCTCATCAGCAATTATATCATCCCATTCCTTATTCCCTGTAGGAATAAATTCTCCACTTAAAGCAAATTTTTCTCCTCTTAAATAATTATTTTGGTCCACCCAAGTGTGAACTTTTTGTAATAATTCTCCTGCCCATTCTCTTTTTTCTTTAGGAGTAACTATTTCAACTACAATTCCCATCCAAGTAGGATAGAAACTAAGTGCTAAAGCATTTCTTCCAGCAACTTTGTAGAAAACTGTTCCTTCTACTAAAAAGCTATCATTTTCTTTTGAATTTAATTGAATAGTTTTATATTGAGGTGGAAACTCTGCATTTCCATGCCAATTTCTAGTATCCACTAATTCATAATCAGCTAAAATCTTTTTGAATGCTGATAAATATGACCCCAATAATGGAGAAGGAATACTATGAAAATTCAAATACAAGTCTTTAACCTTACAGTCAAAAAACTTAGTAAATATTTTATTTTCAAAAGTCATAGCTTCTGGTTTTACAGAGGTAATATCAAATTCTTTTTGTGAAAAAATACTTGGTAATGTTTTATTCCAAGGAGTGTAATCTTTTTCCTCTACTAGAACTTCTTCCTTCACAATAATTTCTGTTGGAGTTTCTATTGTATCTTCAGGAGCTTTTACTTCAACATCTTCAGGTGTTTCTGTTACATCAACTTCTTTCAATTCTTCCTCTACCCATTCTTTCATTTCAACTTCAGTATCATCTCCTTCAAATCCTTTCATCAATGCAAAAGCATTAGCAGGAACAGCTACCGCTGAAACTTCTAGTAATTCATGAAAATCTTTTTCGTCTTCTGCTGGTATAAAACCAACACTCCAAGCTTTCAAAAAGCCCTTCTCATACATTTCTTTAATTTGTTTTGCCAATGGAGTAATAGAATGGAATACTGGTTCAAAAAGAACTTTCTTACCTTCTATTCTAATATTTTTAGCAATACCTATAGTAAATTGTGGAGCATAATTATGACCTGCTTGTAATACAGGATTCATTTTAAATTTTTTGAAGCTCCATTGTTTTACAGAAAGGACATCACCCGCTCTATCTTGGTCTTCTGTTGAAGCAATAGCAGTAAGAACTCCATTAGAATCTTTTTCTGTGATTGCATCTAGACTTTTTTGTTTTTTAGACATATAACATTATTTAATCAACTGATAATGTTACATCTTTATTAATTTATTTTAATACTTTTTCTTACTATTTTTTACTTATTCTAAATCATTTACTGCTATTAACTTTGCTTCATTATATTCTTTTTCAGTAATTTCTTCACCGTTTGCTAATATTTCAAATAAAACTTCATTGTCATGAGCAACTTTTGATTCCCCAGCTATTATTTTAATATATCCAATATAAGGAGCATTACTTCCTTTAGCTGGAATAGTTCTCACAAACTCTCCATCCCCTTTGGCGAAAACTTTACTCTCATATGCTTTTATTGTTAATTTTTCTTTTGACATATATTTATTATACTTTACTTTATTTCTTTTACAAGTTATTCCTCTCCCTACATTTATATTATATATTAGTTATAATAGTTTTACAAGCAGAAGTGTGAATAACTTATATCTTCGTTCCTACTTCTTTTCTAATTCCATCGTAGTATTTTATACTCTCTTTCTGAACATCAACTAACAAGCCTTTATCATTTGTGCTTCGACCAATTTCATAAAAGGCATGCCCTTTACCAGCATCAACTTTAACTTTTTTCTTTATTTTGTTGAACAAATCTTTTCCTAATATAGCAATAGCATCTTTTTCTTTTTCTTTAGCATAAATCATCCAAGCAGTGTTTATCTGCATTTCTCCAATCATTCCACTAGGAGTTCTTAATTTAATATTAATTCCACTATATCCAAAGTCATCAATATCTGAAACTACTCTTTTGTATCCTACCAAAATATCTTTATGGTCTTTCAATACTGTTGTAGCAAGTTTCACCAAATCTTTTTCTGACCTTACTACTACTGTATTACGAATAACATCAGTTAGCTTTCTAACATCTCCTTTATAAGTTCCAAGAACTTTTTCCAAAGCTCTTTCCGTTCCCTTAATAGGAGCATCAGCCAATCTACCATTAGTAACTTTCTTTACGAAACTATTTCCTATTGCATCAATCTCTTTCTTTCCTTGTCCAGCTTTCGCATATAATGAATCCATATCTTTTTTGATATTAGCCATATCAACTTTCTTTGATTTGAAAACAGGAACTATATCACATTTACAATTTGGATGAAGTGGAGGTGTTGGAATGTCTTCATAATCATAAACATTATCTAATACCTTTCCTCCTTTTTGAACAAAGTTACCATCTAAAGGTGCTGTTCTTCCTGCTAATTCTGTGCAAAAAGGACAAGGGTCTGGGTCAGTAACCCACATCTTACCTTTAACCATTCCAGAATCTTTGAAAGCTTGTTCTGTTGCTCTTGTGCTATATTTCAATGATTCACTTCTAGCAATTCTTTCTGCTCTAAATTCTGTAGCAGAAGTAAACACTCCTTTGATTCTTTCCTTGATATCTGAAATACTTTCTCCATTAGTAAGTCCTTCTGAAACTTGATTCTTTATAAAATCATTAGTTGAATCAGTTACATTTACTGCGAACAATCTTCCTTTTGTTATTAACAAATCCTTAACTTTTTCTCTCTCCATATTCATATCTATATTCGCATTAATAGAACTTAAAGATTCATCACCAGACTCTTTAAATAGAGCTGCTAATGTTGGCATTGTCATTTCCAAAGTTCTTACTGTTTCATCTTTTACATTTAATTTAATTTGATTATACAAATCAGAAGAAGCTTTAAATCCAACATCCTTCTTTGTATTCAATTTACCTATTACAATTTTTCTTTGAGCAATAAATACTTCAACCATTTCTGCTTTAACTTTTTCTTGATATTTTTCAAACAACTGATTTTTCATTACCCAAAAATTAAATATTTCATCACCAGAAAATTCTCTATGAATATCTCCATCATTATTAATTTCCTTTGTAATCAATTTATGTTTATGCTCATTATTTATTTTTGTATTTTTTTTTAATTCTTTTTTAAGTGAATTTCTAACTTTATCTTTGATATCTTCAATTTGTTTTTTCCTAGCAAAGAAAGTTTTACCTCTTGCTTGTAATTCGTGTAATCTATCAGATGAGAATTTAGATTTATGAGTTTGTCCTTTTTTTACTTTAAGAATTTTTCCTTCTTCTTTAGGTTTTTCTTCTTCTCCTGGTTTTTCTTCTTCAGGAGTTTCTTCCTGTCCTAAAGGTCTAATATTTCCAGAAACATAAATAACATCTCCACCTTCTACTTCAGGCAATCCTTCTTCATTTCTAACTTCATTAATAGTAAGGTAATTATTTCTCAATCCACTTTCATATTTCTTTAATTTTAATTCATCATCTTGAGGAACTGGATTATCATAATCCAAAAACATATTTTCTGTATCAGCAAATAAAGGAAGCAAGAATTCATTTAATTGTTGAATCAATCTTTCCATCTTAGGTTTGATTGTCCATTTTGCAAATATGTATTGAGCTGTTTTAGCAGAAGCTAAATTAACTCCTTCTGTTTGTGCAACAATAGCTTTAGGCACTCTAAAGATACCAAGTATTTTATCTCGGCTAAATCTTTGTTGTTCTAAGAAGTCCATATCCTTTGCAGAGAAACCTGCTTTATCAAACTTCATATTTCCAAATAACACCATTACTTTATGAGCATTTTTGATTCCTTCATAAGATTCTCGAAGTGATTTCTTTAGTTTAACTTTTTGTTCATCGCTTAATTTATCTGTATCTACAGTAAGAACAGCATCAGGTCTTGCTGAATTTTTATAAAATTGACTATTCCATTCTTCAGAATAATTATCAATATCTACAATTTTAGCAGCCATTTCTAAAGTTCCTATCCCTCTAAATGGTTTAGCTGGGTTTGGATTCTTTAAAAATATAACTTCATCATTATCTAATTTAACTGTTTCACCTAAACCAATTTCATATTCATAACCTTCAATCATTCTGCTTTTACCTGCTATTGGTTTAATTTTATCTGGTCTTAATAAGAAAATATTTTTAATTTCTTTTCCAACTCTATCTATAAACCAAGGAGCTTCACCAGTAAGTTCCAAGTAAGTTTGTGTTAGCCAGAAATGGTCAAATTTAGAAGTAAAACTATTTACCTTAAAAAGTAAATCTAGAACAGGATGTTCTGTTACTTCCTCAATATCTTCTCCTTCTTTTTTATATAAATGTAATTGAATTGAAGCAACATCATCAGCAATCGCTGTTGTAGCCGCTCCTACCCAACCTTTTAACTCCTCTAAATACTCTTTTGTTTTTGCTGAACCTTCAAAATAAGTTCCTAAACCATAAGCTTCATAACCAGTAGGAATTATTTTCCCACCTTCACCTTCGCTTATTTTGTTTGTCCCAAAAACATTTTTTATTTTGTCTATAAAATTCATATATATACTATAACATTAAAAAAACCTAATTCCAATAAAAGTAACCCATAAACAAAGTTTACTTCTAAAATTAGGTGCATTGTTATTATAACAAACAAATATAATAAAAGTAAAGTGTTTATAACTATTTTTTTAATGAACTGATAAATTCTTTGTATTCTTTTACTGATAATTTAACATCCCATTTTTCTTTTACTTCTTTTAATCTTATTACTTGCTCTTTTCTTCTTTCTTCTTCTGACTTAAATTTCTTTAAATCATCAATATCATTAGCAACAGGCAATCCTAAAGCCCAAGCTAATATGGTTTTGTTGTTTGACTTATATTTATATCTTCCTTTTTTGCTTTGAGGATTAATAACTATATCTAAATCTAATAAGTCATCATAAATAGTATCCCAATTATGAGGTAGATTAATTAATTGCATACTTTCATATCCAGCAGGTAAACTAAATCCTCCATCAGAAATAACAGTTAAGTTCAATCCTAATTTTTTTAGAAAGTATAAAGCAGGTTTCAACATTTCAAATCCTGTTGAATAACCATACCAACCAACTGTCTTCCCTTCTCCTTTGTGATATTTAGTTCTTTCAATTGTATCTAAATCAATTCTATCAGGGATACATAATACAGGTTTATCCGTAAATCTTCTTAGAGCTTCAGCTAGTGCTTCTGTTGATGTAGTAACAGCATCTACCTCCTCTATCATCTCAACAGTTCTATATCCCCAACTTAAAAAGTCTGGGTCACATATATCTAAAATCTTAATTCCTTTGAATAGTTTAGCATGTTCTACCCAATAAGCTTTTTGATAAATAACCACATCATAGTTTTCTGCTTGATTAAATATCTCTGCTTCGTCCCAATGATTACATAACCATTCACCACGAATTTTAGAAGAACCAAGATTCTTTCTTCCTAAATATTTTTCAAATGTAATAATTCCTACTTTCATAATAATTTTTCTATTAATTTATAATTTAATCATCTCACAGTAGATATCTTTTCTACCATTAGTTCTAACCTCTTGAATTTTCCATAAAGGAACTCCATAATCATCACAAAATATTTTCCTTTCAAATACTTTAAATGTTTCTTCTGTCCAAAATGTTTTATGAGTTAAAACCCAAGCTGAATCTTTTTCTTTTGAAGGAACAATAATTTCAAACATTCCTCCTGTCTTTAATATTTTATAAACACCATTGAATATTATTTTTAATTCGTCTTGGTCAAAGTGTTCTAAAAAATGTTCTGCTCTTACTTCATCATAAAGATTTTCTAAATTAAAGTCAGTGAAAAATTCTAAGATATCACATACCCATTTTTGTCCTGTATCTTGTTTATCAAGTCCATCATATCCTTCTATTATTTTTTCACCACAACCTATATTTAGTTTCTTCATATTATTTTATTGTTAATTAAATCTAACCACTCCTGTCTGTATCTTTCATTACTAAATACTTCCTTGACAGTTTCTTTTCCTGCTTGTCCTATTTTAATTGCTTTTTTATAATCAAGAATTAAATTCTCAATTAAATCAGCAACCATTTGAGGATTTCTAGGAATGATAAAACCATTCTCTCCGTTCTTAATAAACTCATCAGCATCTTGATGAGGCGTAGTTAATACACAACAACCAGAAGCCATCGCTTCAGTTCTTGCTCTCGGCATTGGACTTTCCATTGTTGGATTCAAATAAACTAAACTTCTTCCTAAAAAAGTTCTATATTCTTTCCAACTCTTAAAATTAGCATCAACTGTAATATGACAATGCTCAATTTCTTTTTCAGATAATAATTCTTTTACTGCTCTCAAGAAAACTCTATCATAATATTTATCTAATCCCCCTGGACTAATCATAGTAACTACTCTTGGCTCTTTAGGTAAATCAAACCATTCATCCATATCCATTCCATGCCAAATAGCAATAGCTCTTTCATCATCTTCCATTCCCCATTGTCTTTTAGCAGTTCTTGAATTAAAAATAAGAACCTTAAAATCTTTAACTTCTTTTTTGAATCTCTCGATTAAAACACTACTCATTCCAATTTGGTCTTTAGTATAATTTAAGTCCTTATAATTTTCCTCTGTAATATCTGAAGGAAAAGCTTCAGGATAAAAAGGAGTTCCGTGCATTAAACATACTTTAGGAATATCTTGTATCACTTCATTTGCTTCTCTAAACAAAGAACCTTTACCTCTTTCCCAAATACCTGTTTCAAAACATTGTTGGTCTAAATGCAATAAAGCAAAATCATACTTTCCTTTCTCATAAGAAGAAACCCATTTACCTCCTAACTTTTCAAAAAAGTCATCTCTTGGAAATGCAGAATATTTTCTTCTATGTTGAACTAACCAATTCCATTGTGTGTTAGGAATTTTACATAATTCATATTGATGTGATATATGCCACGGGTAATTAAATATTTTTATTTTATTCATAATACTTTAATAGTTATCTCCTTGATAAATTTTTAATAATCTAAACTTCATATCAATTATAGACTTTCTTCTTCTCTCTGTCATTGAACCAGCTCTTTTAATTTCTTTTGAAACAGCTTCTTGAATATAATTAAATTCACCTCCTTGTTTAATCCAACGAGTTCTTATTTCTTGACTCATTCCTCCATAGTCATGAATCCTTTCATTAAACATTCCAAAGGTCATAAAATCTTCTCTTAAAATAAAACTAAAGTTTTCGATAAATGATTTCTTCTGTGAACCCTTATCTCCAAATAGCCAAAACTTACCTTCTTCCATTGCTTGAACAAACATAGCAATAGCATCCATTTCTGGTTCTAATCTTGTATCATTAAACATTAAATATTTTCCTTGAGCTTCTATACATCCTAGATTACGAGCTAAAGCAATATTATAACCTGCTTTATCAGTAACTAATTGTTTAACTACAATATTTTCTATATCAGAAGCAACATCAGGAAAAGCAGTTTCATTAGTTATTCTTTCATCCCAAACAACAACTGCCTCTATTGGCTTATAAGTTTGTTTATCTAGCGCTTTAAGAATTGTTATAACTTCTCTTGCTCTATCAAAAGTAGCAGGAATAACTACTGATACTAAAGGTTTATCATACATAACTTTGTAAAATAATTTAGTATATTCATAAGACATTCTCTCATCACTTAAATTCTTAACAGTATTCCAAGCATTTTTTCTTAGTCTATTTCTAAGTTCAGCATCTCCCATTAATCTTTTAACAGCTTCTTTCAAAGCTTGTTTATCCTTAAAAGGAATTACTAATCCATTTTGCCCATCCTTTATAAAATCTTTAGCCATTCCACTTGGAGTAGTAATAACTGGAATACCACAAGCCATAGCTTCTAGTAATGGTAAAGTTCCTTCTTCATAATCATTTTCACTATTACCGACATAAATCTTCATACTATGATAACCATTCACTCTTTCCTCATTAGGACAATCAAAGAAATCAAAAGCTAAAACTTCTCTCGGAACTGTTTCCCAATAATCTCTTTTATCTATCTTACCCATCATCTGAACTTTGTATCCCAATTCTTTAGTAACTTCAGCAACTTCTTTTAATCCTTTCCATGGAACAGTTCTCCCAACATAACCAACTAAATCTTCTTCTGTTTCTTTTTCCTTATATGTAAAAAAGTCTAAATCAATCCCATAAGGAATTGTTTCGACATTAAGATATCCTTTCTCATTTAATTTTTCTCTAGTTCTATTACAACCAGTAGTAAGAACATCAACACCAAGCTCATTCCAATCAGAATGGAATAAAGCTTTATCTCTTTGATTTTGATGACAAACTATTGTTTTATATTTCTTTAGTTCTGGTTTTGCTTCTATAAGCTGAACCCCACTTCTAAAATACTCATAAACAATAATGTCTGGATTAAATTCCAATACTTGTTTATAAAAATTGTCTGCTTCTTTAATAGCATCTCTAGGATGAACTGCTATTATCTTTGTTTCAATATGAGGCATATATTTAACCTTAGCGTTCACTAAGTTTCCTATCGCCCAATTTAATACGTCTGGACAGAATAATACTTTCATAATTAATTTTCTTTAACTGATAATTTTTTTAAATCCGACTCAACCATCTTTGCGACTAACTGATTGAATTTAATTTTAGGAGTCCAACCTAATTTTTCTTTTGCTTTAGTAGAATCTCCCACTAAAAGATTAACTTCTGCTGGACGCATAAACTTTTCATCTATTGTAACATATTTTTTATAATCTAAATAAACAGATTCAAAAGCCGCTTTAACAAAATCTTCTACACTATGTTTTTCTCCTGTTGAGATAACATAATCATCAGGACTTTTTTGTTGTAACATTAACCACATACATTCCACATATTCAGGAGCGTAACCCCAATCTCTTTCTGCATCTAACGAACCTAAAGATAAAGTATCTTGTAATCCTAATTTAATTCTAGCAACACCATCTGTAATCTTTCTAGTAACAAATTCCAATCCCCTTCTTTCTGATTCATGATTAAATAAAATTCCTGAACAAGCAAATATTCCATAACTTTCTCTATAGTTAATTGTTATCCAATGAGCATATAATTTAGATACTCCATATGGACTTCTAGGATAAAAAGGAGTCTTTTCATTTTGAGGAGTTTCTTGAACCAATCCAAACATTTCAGAAGTAGAAGCTTGATAATATTTTATATCCCTATCAATTTGTCTAATAGCTTCTAACAATCTTAAAGCACCAAGAGCATTAATATCACTTGTAGATTCTGGAGAGTTCCAAGATTCTTTTACAAAACTTTGTGCAGCCAAATTGTAAACTTCATGAGGTTTAGAAATTTCAATAGCCCTTGTAATAGAATTTTGGTCTGTTAAATCTCCAGAGATAAAATGAAGTTTATCTTCTATATGTTTTATATTGATTCTATTTTTAGTAGAAACCCTTCTCTCTAAAGCGTAAACTTCATAACCTTTTTCTAAAAGAAATTCAGCAAGATAAGAACCATCTTGACCTGTTATTCCTGTAATTAATGCTCTTTTTTTCATAATACTTTTTTATTACTTTATTAATTTATCTAGTCTAGCTTTATCAAATCCCATTAAGACAGTTTTACCTACTACGATAACAGGAACATTTAATTGTCCTTTTGAAT